AGGCCAGCTCTATCAGGGGCTGCATAAGGGTGACTTTGATAGCGCTCAACCCGGAAGCGTCGAGTCCGACGACGCCGACGAGCGCCGCTGGCTTCAGCTTTCAACTGGCGAGCGCCTCTACGACGTGGCCGGAAATGCCTTCTCGTGGATATTCGATGACGTTCATGGCGACGATCACGGCGTCATCGCCCGCCGCTTCGCGGCCGACGACATCAGTCTGCTGGCGCCCTACGGCATCCGCGAGAAGGGCATGGGATGGCGTCCTGACGGCGCACGCGACTGGTCCGGCAATGCGCTCATCCGGGGTGGGTACTGGGACTCCGGGTCGTATGCCGGCGCGTTCTTTCTCAGCTTCGGCTGGCCCGACTACCGCAGCGGCAGCGTCGGCTTCCGCTGCACCCAACCCATAGGTCTCTGATCCCTGGTCCCCGGTCACTGCGTCAGCGGTGACTGGGAAACTCACCCACGCCCATCGAATCATGAACGACACCCCCACCCACGACGAAACCCGGCAATTCAGTCTGCGCGCCTTCAAGGGCGTCGACGCCGGCCTTGGCCAGGCCGACCCGACCGCCGAGATTGCCCGCAAGCTCGCAGCCGCACATCCTGGCCACCTTGTGCTGGTGCAGGCCGGCAAGTTTTTGCATGGCTTCGACCGCACCGCCTATGTGCTCAATGTCTTGAAGCAATACAAACTCAAATTGGTCGGCACCGCCGAGGCGCCGCACTTGCGGATCGGCTTCCCGGTCGGCAACTTCAAGCGCCGGCTGTGGCCGATGGTGGCCGAATTCGGCATCCCCTACGCGGTCGCCCTCGGCACTCAGGCCGGCGGGCATACGGTGTATGTCTCCGGCCACGGCGACGCCACCGTTATCGATGCCGTGTCGCCCGATGTTATTCACGAAATCATTCTGGAGTTGCGCCAACGCGGGGAACTCAACAAGGCCGCGGCGCGCCAGTTGCTCGCCAGCCCTGACACCGCCGATTTCAAACTGAAATCGCATGCCCAGGACCTTGATACACAGCTGCTGTTCGATATCGTCAAGATGCCGCGCGACCTGCGTTGCACCTACGGCGAGAACCTGCGCGCCTGCACGGCCCGCATCATGCGCGCCGTCTTCGCCTTCGGCCTCGAGGAGAACAAGCCGGCGCTGCTGCGTTCGCTGTCGGCCGACGTAGATCTGCTCAAGCACTACCTCGCTCAGGCCCCGCGCCTAAGCCAGCTCAAGGGATTCGCTTTCGAGCACCGCGCTGGCTTAGCCGTCGAGCTTGGCCGTCTGGTGGGCGGTCTCATCCGCGCCCAACAGGTGCAGCCATGATCGACAGCAAGGGGGTATCTCTGGAAGGTCCGGCAATGCGCTCATCCGGGGTGGGTACTGGGACTCCGAGTCGAATGCCGGCGCGTTCAATCTCAACAACGACTGGCCCGACAACCGCAACGACAACGTCGGCTTCCGCTGACCCAAGTATTTCACGCCTGGACGATGGCCGCGGCCACGGGAGGCCTATTCTTGGTCGAGATATTCCCGGCGCCACCGCGCCGAAAGCACGGCTGCAAGCCCAACCGGGAACCGCCGCGGGGGCTACGGCTGCCGCGGCGGAACACGGCAGCGATTTTCACCGCCTTACCACCCTGGGCAACCTGCACACTTGCTGGCTGAAGGCCCGGAAAAACAAGGGCAGCCGCGAAAGCATCCAGCGCTTCGCTGAAGACCCGCTGCGTTACCTGACGATCATTCAGGAACGGTTACGTAGCCGCAGTTACACCTTCGGCCCCTACCGCTGCTTCACCATTCGCGAAAAGAAGTTTCGCGACGTCGTCGACGCGCCGATGAAAGACCGCGTGGTGCATTGGATGCTCTACGACACCATGCTGCCGATCTGGCAACCGCGCTTCATTCATGACACCTTCGGTAACCTTCCCGGGCGCGGCACGCATGCCGCCGTGCGCCGGCTGGCCAAATTCTGCCACTCGCCTGCTTGCCGATGGGCGCTGCAGCTCGACTTGTCGAAATACTTTTACTCGGTTCCGCATGACCGTCTGAAAGCACGCGCCCTGCGCTACATCGGCGACCACGATCTGCGCCGGCTGCTGGTCGACCTGATCGACTCGTGGCGAACCGATCACCGATTTGACGACCTTTTTCCCGCGGACAGTGCCTATCGCCGGACGGCTGCCAAAGGCATGCCCATCGGAAACCTATCGAGTCAGCTATTCGCCAACATCTACCTAAACGATTTCGACCACTGGGTCAAAGAGACGTTACGCGTGCGGCATTACGTGCGCTACGTCGACGACATGGTGTTCCTGGGCGAAAGCCGGGAGGCGCTACTTGCCATCTGTGAGCCGCTTATCCAACGCCTCGCCGCCGACGGTCTGACCGTCCATCCCCGAAAAATACGCCTAGCGCCTGTGACGGCCGGGATTCCATGGCTGGGCTATATCGTCTGGAACGGTCATATATCGGCCGGCTGCTATGGGCGCCGCCGTTATCTGCATCGGCTACGCCAGCACGAAAAAGGCGGCTACGACCGGTCAGATAGCCTGCGTTCATACCGGGCGCTGCTCAGCCATACCGGTTCGACACGTTACCGCCACAAATCAAGCCAAATTTTTTCAACCACCCCCGAAAGGACCGCAACACCATGAACCGTATGCAAATGACCAACGTCATCGCCGTTGCTGGCGATGTCAGCAAGAAAGTCGCTGAGCAGCAACTGACCGCACTGCTCAGCGCGATCAAAGATTCGCTCGCTGCTGGCGTAGACGTCACTATCACCGACAACTTCACGCTCTATGTCGAAAACCGAGAATCACGCCCCGGCCGTAACCCGAAAACCGGCGAAGCGCTAACCATTCCGGCCAAGCGCGTCATCAAGTTCCGGCCCTACAAGCACTTCCGCGACGCCGCGGCCCAAGGCCTGCCCCTCGAAAAGTAACCCGAGACCATCATTTCAAGCCCGTTACCAACCGGGCTTCTTGAGATGGTTTTAACTACGGAGAACACATGCTCGACTGGAGACCCCATACCACACCACCACCGGACCAATTGGCCACCGTTTTGGTCGCTTACGGCCCCGAGCTGGGCGTGGACAACGGATTCGTCGGGCGAATGTATGAGGCGCGACACGGACTAATCCGCTGCGAACACACTGGCCGCGAGCCGAAAGCGCCGTATTGGTGGTGTTACGAACACGATGTACTCGATGGTATTCCCGGAGTAAAAAAACCATGACCCCTGCACAGAAACGTAAACCCATCCAACTTAGCACCCCGCCTATCTTGACGCTGACCTGGTGGCCGGTGAATGTCATCTGCTGTGCCATCGATGGCTATTTCGAAGCCTTCTTTGCCTGCTTCGACTGGGACAGCCTGAAATGAACCTACTGAAAAAACAGTCGCTGCGCAAAATTATTCTGGCTATCTGCGGTAAGAAAGGCTTGGCGCTGACCGCCGATCGGCGTCATGAGATCCAGCTCGACGTTACCGGCGTCGCGAGCCTGAACGACATGAGCGTGCCTCAGCTAGAAGACCTGATTTCGCACTTGCGCCGACTGCAGAAGGCGATGCAGACGCCGGCCTCTTCACCAGCGGTATCACCGCCGGAAAACGAGTGGAAATTCGTCTTTAAAATGCCGCTAGAGCATCAAAGCTACGGCAAGAAGATATTCCGCCTAGCGCAGAAAATTGGCTCAATGCAGACGGTCCCAGTGCCCGTGATGAGCAAGGCATACATTGAGGGAATATCGCACCGGATGCGTGGATGTGAACAGCCATTGGAGTTCTGCGACTGCGCCCAGTTGCATAAAATAGTCCAAGCCCTCGAAGTGCATGTGAAGCGGATTGGCGGCTGACATGGCTTTGCCCCCAACCATCCAAACCATCGTTGGCCTGGTCGGCCACTCGGCGGCCATGGCCCTGGTGCATGAACTGGGTGGCAACGATTTCCGCTTTCCGGCGGCGCAAGCCGGCGCCAACTGGGAATTTCTTGTCGAAGTCATCGGCACCCGTCGGGCTAAGTCATTGATCGGCAATTTCAAGGGAGATGAAGTCTATATCGCGCTCTGCGCTGATGCCCTGCGCGGTGATCGCAACCGCAACATCATTGGCCGCTACGACGCGCTGCTGCTCGCCGGCCACAGCAGCCGGGGTGCAGTGTCGATCCTAGTACGCGAGTATCGTCTGAGTAATCGCCAAATCGAAACAATCGTCAATGGTCCGGCACCATCGATGGCGCCGGAGATCGCGATGCAGGGTTCATTGTTTTAGCTGATACCCAGTTGCACCACTGACCATGGAGCCCCGCCCCTAGCGGGGTTTTTTTCGACCTCCTGTTTAGCGCCCGCCGAAGCGCTTCCCCCTCTGGCGGAGCATATCTACCCCGTAACCTGCAGTCATGCCCTGCCGTGACTGCCCTCACTACCTCTCTTCAGCCGAAGCCAATAAGCCGCGCTCTGGTCTGGACGGCTTCGGTTATTGCAAAGCCGCGCCCAGCGTCGAGCTACGCGCGCAGTTCTTTAGCGACAACACCAGCCCCTGCTGGCTGATGCCGCCACGTTACAAGGAGCCCATGCATGACGCTTGATCGCCTCGGTGGCCGCAAATTCGTCCTCGCCTTGCTGGCGCTGGCTAGCGCCACCGGCCTCGTCTTATTCGGCCATATTTCAGATGGCATCTATAGCGCTGTCGTCCTCGCTACCGTCGGCGGCTATGTCGCTGGAAACGTCGGCCAGAAGGCCGTGCTAGTCAAGACGGGGGCCGGTAATGAGCGGTAATACACGACTCCTTATCGCCGCGCTGAGCCTCTCCGCGGCCGGCCTGGTCGGCATTGTTGTACAGGAGGGCTATACCGATATCGCTAGCCCGCCAGTTAAGGGCGACGTGCCAACCTACGGCTTCGGCACAACCAGCCATCCGGACGGATCGCCGGTTCGCGCCGGCGAAAAGATCACCCCGCCCAAGGCTCTGGAGCGCGCCCTGGCTGATGTTGGCAAATTCGAGGGTGCCCTCAAGCGCTGCGTCACGGCGCCGCTGCATCAGCATGAGTACGACGCTTTCGTCTCCCTGGCTTACAACATCGGGCCGGGGGCTTTCTGCGGCAGCTCGCTGGTCAAGCGACTGAACCAGCTGCAGTACGCCGAAGCCTGCGGACAGATTCTTGTTTGGAAGTTCTATCAGGGCCACGACTGCTCACTGCTCGAAAGCGCCCGATTGTGCGGCGGTTTGTGGTCGCGCCGTCAGGTCGAGTACCACCAGTGTATGGGAGATGCCCAATGAACATGATCACCTTACGCCTGATCGGGGCGCTGGCGCTGTTCCTGACCGGTGGCTGGGGTGGCTGGCTGATTGCCAGCGGCCACTACGTATCCGATATCGCCCGCCTGAAAATCGATCATGCCCAAGCCATCAGCGCCGCCGTTGCCGCAGACCAGCTGCGGCTGGCC